ATTTAATAGGAATGAGTGTTCCACCAATAATGGTAAATAGAATAGCAGAACAAGTATATAAACAATGGTTAAGTTAAATAATTATGACAGCTAAAACAGTGAAAAAGAGAGGAGGAAAGCCTTTCAAGAAAGGAGATAAAAGAATAAATAGGAAAGGCAGACCTAAAGGTGCAGGTATCTCTATTACCACAGAGATTAAGAGAGAACTAGAGAGTATACCAAAAGGGCATAAGTCTACTTATCTACAATTGCTAATTAAGAAGATACTAAAGAAAGCAATACTAGACGGAGATGGGAATACGATTAGACAAATATGGAGTTATGTAGACGGTATGCCTAAACAATTCATAGAACAGGAGTTTAAGAATCCACTATTAGTAGGGAAACTTAATAAGAAAACTGTTAAACTAGCCAAGAAATATGAGGAAGAACTTAAGAAAACACTTACCGACTTGCCGTCATAGCTCAGTTGGTAGAGCGATTGCTTTGTAAGCAGTATGTCGTGGGTTCGACTCCTTCTGACGGCTCAATAGTAATAATACAAAAGATGCTAAGTGAAATATCAATACACGCATTTATACAAGAGAATCAAATAAAAACGGAGCAGGGAACTCCGTTGAATTTTGATAAACACTTATTCTTGTTTGACCCTTATAGAGATTTCTCTCCTAAACAAGTAATTTTCAAAGCAGCACAAATCGGTTTTTCTACATTGGCAATCAATAAAGCATTTTGGTTAGCAAAGAATAAAGGTTTAAACATAATCTATACATTACCAACAGATAGTGACGTTAAGGACTTTGTAGGGGGCAAGGTGAATAGAATAATTGCACAGAACCCAATATACCAAGAATGGACTAAAGATAGAGATACAATAGAACAGAAGAGCATAGGTGATGCCGTGCTATACTATAGAGGAACGTGGAATAGTAAGTCTGCTATTATGGTTAGTTCAGACCTCAACGTTTATGACGAAGTAGATTCTTGTTATGAACCAGACACAGAAGTTTTAACAAGGCTTGGCTGGAAAAAAATACAGGACATAACCAAAGAAGACATAGTTTGTACCCTTAATCAAAAATATCATTCAGTATCGTTCCAACACCCAACTGAAATAATATCTAGTAATTATAATGGAAATCTTTATAGATTTCTAGCTAACCAGATAGATATAGCAGTAACAGAGAATCATAATATGTGGGCAAGAACAGCTAGCTATGGTGGTTTCCAGGGAAGAAGTAATAAACACGAGCTACATAAAGCACCAAAATTATTAAACGAAAAGTTTGTTTTAACATCAAGGGGAATATGGGGAGACCACAAGAAGAATGATGAGTTAATTAATATACCATATATACAGTCAAAGAAAAAAGGAAAGAGAGTCTCATTTAAGGCTAGAAAGGTTGATACACTAGCATTCTATGAATTTCTTGGGTGGTACATATCAGAGGGGAATGTTTATAAATATAGAAATAGCAGAGGGGAACAGAAAGCTAGTGGAGATATAATTATAACACAGAAAGATGGGGTTAATATGGATAAAATAAAAGATTGCATTACTCGATTAGGGTATAAATATAAAGTATCTTTTAATAAGAGAAATGTTGGTAGTATCAAAATAAAAGATTTGCAGTTAGCATTGTTCTTACAAACATTGGGATATAGTAAGGATAAGAGAGTTCCAAAAAGATATTTATATACAAAGAAGAAATACTTAACGGTTCTTTTAGATGCAATGATTTTAGGAGATGGTGATGATAGAAATGTTATAACAACAAAGTCTAAGGGGTTAGCAGATGACATACAGGTAATCGCATTACAGCTAGGTAAGACTTCTTCAATATACTATGAGCCAGTAGCTGGAGTATATAGAGCTGGTATAATCCAAAAACCATATAGAAGATTCAATAAGTTTAGAAACTCTAATTCAACAGGTAGAGTTATTAAGGAAAAATATAAAGGAAGGGTTTATTGTCTAACTGTTAATAACGGTGTGATATTGGTTAGAGGAAAAGATAAGAAAGTTCCAATATGGTCTGGAAACTCAAAACAAGCTATTGTAGAACAATACTCTACTAGACTACAGCACTCAAAGTATAAGTGGGAATGGTATTTTTCTCATCCTTCTGCACCTGGGATTGGAGTAGATAAATATTGGGGTAAAAGCGACCAGAAGAAATGGTTTATAAAATGTCCTCATTGTGGAGTAAGCCAGTTTTTATCGTTTCCAGAATCAATAGACCAAGATAAGAAGATATTTATATGTAAGAAGTGTAGGAAAGAAATAAAAGATAGAACACACGGTGAATGGAAACCAACTAAGAAAGGAGAATTTTCTGGATACTGGATTCCATTACTAATAGCTCCTTGGGTAAGTGCTGAAGAAATTGTAGGTTATTACAAAGAGAAGTCAGAGGAATATTTTTTTAACAAAGTATTGGGGTTACCTTATGTAGGTGGAGGGAACAAACTTACAAAAACCCACTTCGATAAAAACCTTACTGAAAGAAATCTAACACCAGAAAAAGACGAAAGAGTTGTAATAGGAGTTGATACTGGTAAGAAGTTACATTATGTTTGTGGAGGATTAAAAGGTCTATTCTATTATGCAGAAGCTAAAGACTATGATGAGATAGAGAACTTAATGATTAGGTGGTCTAGAGCAATAGCAGTAATAGACCAAGGTGGAGACCTTATTGGTTCAAGGAAGTTAAGGGATAAATATCCTGGGAGGGTATTTTTATGCACTTTTGGAACAGATAGAAAGACTAAAGAATTAGTAAGGTGGGGAAAGAACGATGAACAGGGTGCAGTATTGGCTGATAGAAATAGAACAATCCAAATGACAGTAGATGAGTTTGTAGATAAGAAGATACCAGTAGAAGGAACGGAAACAGAATGGTATGACTATTGGCTACATTGGAATAACTTAACCAGAGTGAAAGAAGAAGACCCTAAGACTGGAGAAATAAAAAGGAAGATTTGGGTAAGGTCTGGAGATGACCATTGGGCATTAGCAACAACATATTGGAGAGTTGGAATGGATAGATTTGGATTTACCAATGGAGAAATTATAAGTTCAAAGTCTATCAAAGAGAAGAAAGCACCATATATAATTAATGAGTCAATGCCAGCTATCAATCCTTATGAGAGGTTTAAAAGGAGAGATGATTGGCGTAATTTATAAGAATGGAAAAAACACAAAAGTATTATGTGAAATTAGCAATAGCACAAAGAGCCATAGAAGACCTAATATTTGATAGAGTAAAAAGAGGCAAGGTTGTCCTATTCATCGACCCTACAGACAATAAGAAAGAATTTATTACAAGGATTGAAACTCTAGTGGTAGAGTAGTTGACACGATTCTATAGTGTGCTAGGATACAAATGTCCGAACTTAATAGGGACTCGTTTTGTTGCGAGTCTTTTATATGGGCTCGCTAGTTGCGGGCTTTTTTAATTAAAGAATCAATATGGGATTATTTAGCGGACTATTATCTCTAAATAGTAATAAACCTTCCGAAGAAAAAGAAGGTGCTTTGGATTTATTGCCAGAACTTAAGTTGTCTATGGATGACGGAGAGTTGATAAGTCTAAAGAAAGATTGGGAAAAAATATGGAATCAGGCTCAACCAAAAATACATAAAGCTAGAGAAGAAAATGAAAAGTATTGGTTAGGCAACCAGTTCAGTGATGTAGAAGGTAGTGCTGCTGATTTAGGAGGTGGAGAAGAAAGACCACTAGTAGATAACAAACTGTTTGAAGCATTAGAAACTTTTTTACCAATTGCAACAAGACAGAATCCAGACCCTATTGTTTCCAGTGATGATACAGATGAAGGCAAAGCATTAGCAGATAAAGTTAGGAAGATGCACATCTATCAAGCTGATAGACTACGATTAAAGCTAAGAGTTAAGAGGGCGGCTAGATATTGGGCTTTATATTTTCTAGGAGTAGCAAAGGTAGGTTGGAGTTTTGAACTCAACGATATTACTACTGAAATCATAAGACCTCAAAAGTTAATCTTAGACCCTACTGCAACGATTAATGATGATATGGAATATACAGGAGAGTTTATTGGATATAAAAAAATAGAGAAAGCATCTTCATTGATTTTAAAGTTTCCTAAAAGTGCTACAGATATTGAAGCAGAAGTTAAAGGACAAATGGGAACAAAGGTTAATTATGTAGAATGGTGGACTGATGATTTTGTTTTTTGGACAATGAAAGATGAGGTTCTAGGCAAAGCAAAGAACCCACATTGGAATGAGGAAGGGAAAGAACCAGTAGTTGATAAATATGGGAAGAAAACAAAGAAAACAGTTGCAGGGAATAATCACTTTATTAAAAGAAAGAAACCGTTTGTATTCCTATCTGTGTTTAACCTGGGGAAAACTCCGTTTGATGAGACATCTTTAATAAGTCAAAACCTTGCTTTGCAAGATGTTATAAATAAAAGACAACGACAGATTGATAAAAACGTAGATGGTATGAATGGTGGTTGGGTTGTTTCAGGAGAATATAGTGGGCTTACAAAAGACCAAGCTACAGAAGCAATACAAGAAGCAAGAAAAGGTGGAGGATTATATGTAGAACAAGGAGACCCTAACAGAGCAGTAGCAAGACTAACTGGTGGCTCAATTCCATCAGATGTATTCCATCAATTAGCTGATAGCCGACTAGAACTACAAAATTTGTTTGGAGTAGCTGGCTCAACAGCAGAGGGAATTAAAAGCGAAGAAACAGTAAGAGGTAAGATTATAACTAGAGCTGGAGACGCTTCAAGAATTGGTGGAGGGATTACAGAATATATAGAACAGTTCATTGACCAAATCTATAATTGGTGGACACAACTTTACTATGTTTATTACACAGAAGAAAAAACAGCTTCTATATTAGGGGAAGAAAGAGCTTCAGAGTTTATAACCTTAAAGAATACAGAACTCAATAAAGAACTTACTGTAAGTGTTAAAGAAGGCTCATTGATACCAAGAGACCCAATGATAGAAAGAAACGAGGCTGTTGACTTATATACAGCAGGGGCTATGGACTTAATAACACTATATGAGAAGTTAGATTTCCCAAATCCTAGAAGGTCTGCTGAAAGAGCATTTATGCAACAAGCCGCACCAGAACTATTATTCAAAGAGAATAGAGAAACGGAAGATGTAGGACAAGCAGTAATGAGAGTAAAGCAAGAAAATGCTATGGAGGAAGAAGCAACAAGAAGAGCCTTAGCACCAGAACCAGAAGTAGTGCCAGAAGAACCACCAGTAGAAGAAACACCAACGGTTAATCCGAATATTCCACCAGTAACTCAATAGAATGAATAAGAAGAAAATAGCTAAGAAGAAGAAGTTGCAAATTAAAGTGTTAAACAATTTTAAATAGGTGCTAATAAATGGATTCACCAACCATAAACATTAACAAATGGATACCAAAGAGATGGGCTTCACTCGTGAGGATAAGGCTGAAGATAAATTAAAGGGATTAGAAACTGTAGAAACTGACGATAAAGCCA